ACTCTTGTTCAACACAAGTATCTATAGTACTTTCAGTTGATGTAAATAATTGTTCCTCGTCACAATCAGCAGTATTTATTCCTGCTGCAACCAGAGTGTCCCCAAGTATATCTTCTTCAGTTGGTTCTTCGAGGCCTTCTAGGACCTCATCTCCATACCAATATAATGAATCATTTGCAGTCGCCCTAGTTATATAATTACCTCTCGCCTCATACCACGCCACAACAGGTTCCTCGACATCGTATAAATTATCACGCAAAGTAAAAGACCATGTTGGATCAAAGAAAGCTTCGTATACCCGCCTCTCTAAATCATCTAAATAGTCCTGGGCGATTTCAACAGCCTCTTGCCAGTACTCAGTTCTCTCCTCGCTTCCAGGAAGTTGTCCGGTTGCAACTTTAAGAAGGTAATTCGACTGGCCTTCTAGGAGCATGGTAACAACGCCTTGCTGCTCAGAAATCGCTATAAGTATATCTGTTCTTAATTGTTCAGGGCCACTTCTTTCACCGCCCAGACCGACCGGGAAAATACCAACCGGATATAGCCGCCCGCCTCGCTGCTTACGCGTTCCAGCGCCAGCGACCATTATCACTCCATCTTCTAGGGGCCAGGACTTTTCTGTTCTGTCGAGATACCCACCCCAAGATCTTGGAGGATCAGCGGCATCAAAAGCTTGTGTTGCTCGCGGATCGATACCATAAAATGGGCCACCATCCTGATATGACTCTTCGCTTCCCATCCCCCACTCTAAAAATCCATAAGTAAAAGCATTTATGCGTGTGGCGATGCTCGGGTCGCGATCTGGATCTAGAAACCCGCAACCAAAAGAATTAGGGTCGCTCAAGACTGCGTGATCGTAGGGTGCAAAATCTGTGAAAACATCACACGGATATAATTCTTCTATCGGATCGTCGGGTGTATCGTCGCCACCGCTTCCGCCGCTTCCGCCGTCCGTCAAAAGCTCGGGAACACACTCTCCCAACACGCAGACATAACCATCAGCACAATCGCTACTATCACTGCAAGGTGAGCCGCCGCCTGCTCCATCTACACCACCGAGGCCACCGTCACCGGTGTCTTCGCCTTCCTCGGTCGCGTCTTCTGCTGGGCCTGAGTCTATACCATTCATCCGTCATTAACTCCTTAATTTGACCTATTGTGGCGCGAGCCAATCCACCGGCCACCGCTTGGTTTCATATATTTATTAACCACAGAAAGCTGGTTTGCTTTAAAGACATGAAGCTGTGTCTTAACTAGAGCTAAATCGTTTATTAATGTATTAAAACTTTTTATAATTAAGTTTGGATCTGGGGCTGTCGGGGACCCGAATCCTGGGGCTATGTGAGTGTGGAATCCTATGTAGCTAAAGAGGTCCATGCTGTAAGTAACAAAGTTATCAATGATGCCTGCTAGCTGACCTATAAGACCGTCAGCGGGGTCAGCAACCTCCACAAGACAATCTGCAAGTTCAAAGGCCTTCGTGATCGGCTGAAGCCTCATCTGTGTCACAGGGGCTCCATCCACTAAATAATTATCAACATTGTCATCATTACCCGCTATAAGATCAATACCATAAATAGTACTTATATCACCGCCTTGAGAGTTAGAATCACCAACAGGGGAAGTAGTTAATTTTATACCCTCTCTGCCAACAATTCTAATCGCATCTGCCTTCATGCCTATGGCTGACCTAGCCTTAGAGAGGCCAACAGTGCCCCTTGGCAAACCCAGATAACCATCTATGTCTGCCTTTTGACTTATATAAATTCGCGCTGCGTCAGATATAAAGTTAGGGTTTGCAAAAGTGTCTGTGTCTGCACCAGCTCCCATCCTTCCGACCACCATATCGATCATGCCCGCTTGGGTGTGTCCATCTCCGCCATAGCCACTTGCCCTACTGCCAAACCTATCCCTACCGAAAACAATCCATTGATTGTTTTCATGACTTATAACCTTTTCGCACTCTGCTCTGTTCAAACGCGGAATTGGCTCAGTGAGCTTTGTACAATAATAGCCCTGTTTACCAATTGAAGCTTCAACCTCTTTAGCAGCCTTGTTCCACGCTCTGCTTAGCTTTTTATTAAGTTTTTTGTGGTCTCTAGACTCATTATTTTTACCTATTCCTAATGGCATATATCTTATCCTTTACCCGTTACTACCAAGCGGTTGTGCGGTATTTTCAGATTTTGAAAATAAATCTTTCGCAGGCTCGCAGATACTTCTAGATGACCCTATGGCTTTTCGCAAAAATTTTAAATATTTACCGAAAACCATATTTTTTTGATCTTCAAAATCAACCTCAATTTTATCGCCGGGATTGGGGAACACCATGTCGGGACTTTCAGCATAAAAGACAGGGTACATGGCATATATCATCCTGTCTTGAATACCCTTTTCAGTCTTAAGAGCCTCTGGGTCAGTGATGCAAGGGACGGGCAGGTCAGGGAATAAGCCGTGAGGTTTTGCTATGACCTTTATTATGGGTCTGGGGTCTGCTGCTCTACAGAACTTGCCCATCATTGGCACAGTCCCGGTTGGATCCACATAGGATAGTAGACATGTGGCCTGATAGGGCCCCTCCTTTAAACCAGCCTTGAGGGCATCCGAGTATACTTTCTCGATAGCCATCTTGACGGTGTCTAAAGTTCCGGCTGAACCGGGGTCAAGTTTTAAACCAAACCTTTCAAAATTGATATTTTGAAAATTTTCTAAATCTACATCATTTAATATAGTAGTCAGGTCATCGCTTAAATCAGCCATCGTCTGCCGCCTCCTGTTGAATGAGGTCAAACAACTCTTCCCTGTCCTGCGACGACAGTATCTCCGACTCGTTTTGTTTTTTATGAATTATATTACTAACTTTCACTAATTGTTCATTCGAGCGCTGCAATGTTTCGACATACTTAGAAGCTATGAGCCCCACTTCTTTGTGATGCTCCTCACTTCTTGCTATATAAGACATGACATCATCGAGAAGCTGTCTTGTAATGGAGCGGTCGCTTTCTATGTTGCTGATTGCTTTTTCTAAATAGTGATCTAATTTTTTCATATGTCGCCTTGATTCCATTTAAACCTAAAGGACCTGTACTTAAGCCTAATTTTATTTAAGTTATTTACAACTTGTTTTGTGTTTAAGCCAGTGGCCTCTCTAATATATAAGTAAATAGCTTTCTTGTTAAAAATTTCTATTTTATCACTTGCATCCATCAGGTCCTTGACGGCATTGAGAACCTTCAATTCATTAACCTTCATAGAACCTGTGTCCCAGCTTTCTATCTCATACCAGAGCGAAGACCAGAATTCATTTTTTTCTCTGTCCTCGTCATAAAGATTAAAAGTAGCTAGATATTTTATCTCCAAATCTTTTGGAACATCCTCTAGTTCTACTTCTCTCTTGGTCTTTTGATTATTCTTTTTGACCTTGTGGATAAACCAATTCTTAGTTATAACACTAAAATATGAAAAAGCCTTCGACCCCTTTGAGGGATCAAATTTTTCAAGAATGGTAGTCAGCCATATCTTGCACTCCTCCCTGAGGGAATCAATATTTGGCAAGTTTGTAAATTTATACGTAAAAACAATTTTATCAACCAGTTCACTAAACGCCGGTTCTATATGTTCAACATACAACTGGGTCCTTTCTCTAGGGTCCATGGAGGAGTTGTACCTTATAATGGCACCTTCAGTTACAGAAGTAAAATAACTTTTCCCCTTTTTTCTACGCCGTCTCCGAGTCGCCATCGTCATCCTCCTCTATTTCTTCTTCAACCTCGGTCAACAAGAGGATTGACTCATAATCATCAAATAATTCTGCTAGACCCCTTGCGTGTCTCAGTAGAGCCTTCAGTGTTTCGTCCCCATAAAACATCTCCAGCCCATACACTTTATTTAAATGATTTCCAAACTTAAGCACTTCATCATATAAGTCATTTAGATTCTCAGAAATATATAATAAATTAGACAAAAGTTTTCTTGTATACCAGAACAAGAAAATATTTAGCGAAAAAGATACAGCCAATAAAAAGTATTCTACCATTAAATTTTATGCCCCTTCTTAAGCGTCTGCTTTTCTTTTTTGATCTCTCCCCTTGTGTCCTCTATAAATTCCTTTACAAGGTCCCCAGGGCTACCTCCACCCTGGGGGGCATCAGACTTAGTCGTAAATATAGCCGGCTCTCTAGCAAGCGAACCATAGGTGCTACAAGCCGAACATTTATCGTCGGCTCCCAGAATAGAAGTCATAGAGTGAACATAAGTTTGAGTCGCCATACATTCAAGGCACCTATAAATGTATCTAGGCACCGGAATTCCTATCTGCGTCTGCAATCATATCTGCTACCCATGAGTCGGCCTCATCTGTCTCAGGTTTATCATCAAACTTTATGATCGGAGGGTTTTTAATAATCAGACCCTGATCGGAGTTTTCTATAACAAAACTTTTTAAAACAGGTACAATGTCTGTTTGTTCCATGAGTGACCTTTGAAGGGCCATCATTACGGCTCCAAGAGCCTGGTCTGATAAGTGATACGTCGATTTCATTTTATTTCTCCTTTACCATCTAAAACGAATTTTGCAATCATTAACAATTTTATCAATTTCTTGATCAAATATTTTTTTAGGCTTCCAGCCTAAATCTCTAAGTTTTTTATCATCTATTGAATACCTGACGTCTTGCCCTTTCCTGATGTAAGAGAAATCCAGAAGATCTAAGTATTCGCTATATTCTTCCTCGTGGTTGCCGTTGAAAAATGAATTTATTATTTTTCTTGTTGTGTCTATATTTTTTTGTTCAAAGCCGCCCGCTACATTAAATATTTCGTTTACGACACCAGATTCAATTATTTTAATTACAGCTTGTGCTGTGTCTTCCACATGAAGCCAATTCCTATAAGGTTCGCCATGATCGTGTAACCTAATTTTTCTCCCCCTTTGAAGCTGTTTAACAACAAGAGGAATAAGTTTTTCTGGGTATTGGCCCACGCCGTAGTTATTTGTCGGTCGCAGGATTACATAGTCTAAGCCATAAGTTCTTGCCCAGGCATTTATCAACATGTCAGCAGAAGCTTTAGAGGCCGAGTAGGGGTTGCTAGGTAGCAGAGAAGCGCTTTCATCATGCGAGCCTTCCTCAATGTCCCCATAAACCTCATCGGTACTAAAATGAAATAAGACCGGTTTCTTGGTAACATTTTTTGGTTTATGTTTTAAAATATCCAGTAGGTTTTTTACGCCGACGATATTACTCTTAATAAAGTCACTACTGTCTATAATACTGTTACCAACATGTGTCTCCGCAGCAACGTTAATTATATAATCGCAATCAGGTATGTGTTTTATATCGGCTATATCTGCGTTTAGAAAAGTAAAATTGTAAGTATTGGGCATACGCTCCAGGAACGACATATAATTGCAAGCAGCGTATGTCTTACTGTCTATACCATAAACCTTCCACCCTTTTTTTAAACAAGCCTTGGTGACCTCAGAGCCGATAAAACCAAGACAACCAGTTACAACTACAAGCTTCATTTTTTAAACTCCTCAAAAAAATTATCTACTGTTGTTTTGATGTAATTGATCTTTTCATCCGTAAGCCCCAAATATGTACCAAGAAACACTGAGCCCTTTGTGGCTAGGTCTGCATTGGGGAATTTAGATTTTAGATCACTGTAATTAGAGGCAAAAGATTTATAAGCCGGATGATAGAGAGCATTACCTGTAAAATAGGCTCTTGTTTGGATCTTATTTGCCTCCATATAGTTAACAAATTCTTGCCTACTAAATGGGGCCGTAGGCTTTACAATTAATAAAAACCCAAACCAACAGGGGTCTGATTTTTCGGTTGCCTCTGGCAGCAAGAAATAATCATTATATTTTTTGAATATGTTATATATCTTTTCAAAATTATCTCTGCGAGCTTGTTCCATCCTGGGAAGTTTTTTAAGTTGGGTCAGGCCTAGCGCTGCTTGCATATCTATGGGCTTGAGATTGTATCCAACTTCATCAAACACATACCTATGGTCATAAGTTATCTCTTGACATCCCGGTAGCCAGTTCTTGAATCTGTCGCCACATGCAGTGCCTCCAGTTACGTCCCCTGGCTTTTTAACATTACAATAACAAGCGCGACCCCAATCTCTAAAACTAGCTAGGGACATTTTTAGTCTAGCCTTATCAGTTGCCACAAAACCACCTTCACCCATTGTCATATGGTGGGCAGGATAAAAAGAGCACGTTGACATGACTCCGAAGGAGCCTAGTTTTTTACCATCGTAAAACGAACCCAACGCATCACATGCATCTTCAAGAAATATCAGATCATATTTGTCTACAATAGCCATTAATCGATCCATATCCGGCGGATTACCCAAAACATGAGCGAACATGATCGCCTTAATTTCTTTATTTTTATCGTTAGATAAGACTTCCTCAACCGCGTTTAGATCGATATTTAAGCTAGGCATTTCGACATCCACAAATACCGGTACCAAGTTGTTTTGTATTATTGGGTTGATAGTTGTAGGGAAACACACAACGGGTGTAATAACCTTGTCGCCATCTTTTAGGCGGTATTTCTCCGGAGTTTTGTTTTCCGATTTTAAACATGAGACCATTAATAAGTTAGCAGAACTGCCAGAGTTAGTTAAAATTCCCTGCCTCTTACCAAGGTATCTCGGAAATAAAAATTCAAATTCAGCCGCATTCTTACCAAACACAAGCCATTCACTTAGTAAGGACTCTATAGCTCTTTGATATTCTTCGGCATCATAGCTTGGACCAGAGTATTTGACCCAGTCACCAGGAGACCATGTATCCCCAAGCCTTTTGTCATCGATATACTCGCCGACCAAGTCTAATATCTGTTTTAATTTACCTTCCATCTTGGGTTCCTTTTAATACACTAGTTGTAGAATATCCGACTAATCTTTTAAAATATAACTTATTATCAACTAAATGGCCACCAATTATTTTTTTATTTTTCCAATCATCCCCAACAACCATCACCTGGGGTTTTGCTAGCTCTATCTGGGCTTCCAGCTCATTATCTGTACCAAAGCACACAACCTCATCGATATATTTTATAGACTGCAAAAGAAATATTCTGTCTTCCAGTTTATTCACAGGCCTGGAGTCCCCTTTACTTTTAGATACTCTATCGTCCTCGTCTACTCCAACCACTAGATAGTCCCCTTGTGATTTCGCATATTTAAATAACTCAATATGACCCCTATGAAGAACGTCGAAGCAACCGTTTACCCATACTTTTTTCATAGAGTACTGACTCCTCTCTTTTGGACTACCACTGTAGCGCAATTGTTGGCATGTTCAATCGCTTGTTCTATATTACCTTTCTCTAAGAACTTTACAACCAAGCCAGAGATAAACGTATCACCAGCCCCAGAAGAGTCTTTCATTTCTACACTCTTAACCGGATAAGTCGTACCTTTAAATAAACACCCACCCTCGCCAAGAGTTATAATAAGTTTTTCCATCATTTCGTCGCTAACTGTATGCCTTGTTTTATTTAATTCATAAATATTTATTTTTATATACAAAGCATTCTTGCACCAATCTCCAAGTGTTTTCTTTGTATCCAAAAAGACGCATTTGTGTGAATCACATATTTTTTTAATTACCTCTTCGGATATAAAACCCTTGTTGTAGTCTGATATAATTACTGCGTCATAGTCGTTTATGTTTCTTAGTCCATAAGTGTCTATTTTGGTATACCCGTCGCCCTCAAAATCAACTCTAATAAACATTTGATTTCTCTTCTCGTCAACGTATCTAACTTTTTCAATCAACTCCCATTTAGAATTTGTTATGATATCACAATCTACAGACATTGAACTAATATTATTATGCACATTCATTGCCATTCCACCATTTTCAGTTTTGTGCGTAGGATTAAACACTGGGACTGGTGCCTCCGGACACAGCCTGTGGCACGAACCATAGTGAAAAACGTCTTTGCAACTTTCCCCTATAACCAATACTCTCATTTTAACCCCTTATCAAATCGCATATAAAATCTATTTCGTGAGCCTCCAACTCAGGATAGTTTGGAACAAAAAAACCACAAGAATGTATTTTATTACTCATCTCGTCATCAAATCTTCCATATCTCTCCACCCAAAAAGGGTGTAATCCAAGGTTACCAGCACTAAAAATTCTTGTTTCAACGCCATTTTCTACAAGACGAGATACAATTTCTTTTCTGTGTTCAATATTGTCAGCGATAGCGCCAAAAGATATGGAAACGGGGTTGTTGTCTCCCCAGTCCTGGAAACTCACCACGCCAGAAAGGTTTTCCGCGTATCTTTTATGGTTCCTATTCCTAAGAGCTTTAATCTCCTCTGCGCGGTCAATCTGCCTAAGTCCTAGAAAAGCCTGTAGATCCGTGGACCTCAGATTGAAACCAGGCACAAAAAATGTGAATGGCTTATGAAAATCATCAACATTGTTTTTTTCTATGAGATGATCATAAGATTCTTGATCCAAATCCTTGCCCCAACCGTGACTTCGCAGCATTAAAAGCATATCATATAATTCTTTATCGTTCGTGTTTACCATGCCACCCTCGATAGTTGACAACTGGTGACCGAAATAGAATGAAAATGATGACATATCTCCGATTGTACCAACCATAGAGCCATCAGAGTACGAAGCGCCAAGAGCAGCACACGCATCCTCTAGTAGACAAAAGCCATACTTTTCTTTTAATTCAAGCATTCTTTTTTTATAATGAGGAACTCCAAGAACTTGAACAAAAATAACAGCGTCAGGTTTTTCTTTCTTGCAAACCTCTTCCAATTGATCTAAATCAATACCGTATGTTTTAGGATCCGCGCCGACCATGATTGGAGTTAACCCTAGTTGGATAGCTGGGGATATTGTGGTCACCCAGCCAACTGATGGGACGACAATTTTCTTGTTTTCTATCCTCCCCGACATCATAGCAGTGGCCACCATAAGCAAGTTAGCAGAGGAGCCAGAATTGTTAAAAACAGCGTGTTTTGTGCCAATAAATTCAGCCCATTTGTCCTCTACATCCCAGGTGAGATTTCCCTTTGTGAGCCTGGGGTATGTCTTTAACCAGTCACAAAGCGCGTTAATATCTTCATCATTAATTGTTTCTTTAGCTAATGGATATTTAATATTCATAGTCTAACCTCCTTTAATTTAATTCCATGTTTATCTCTGTCCGACAATATTGGTGATTTTATAGCCCAATCCACGCCAAGATCGGGGTCATCCCACGCAACTGTCACTTGATTTTCCGGGCCGTTATATTCCTTTGACCATTTATAGTAAAATACGCACTTATCTGATAGACATAAATGTGCATTCACACACCCGGCTGGGACTACTACGACCGTAGGCTCGTTGTCCGAAACCAGATAAGTTTGTACATTCCCATATGTCTCTGAGCCTTTTCTCGTGTCCGCGACTGCAAACTGAAACTGCCCGCTCAAACACGAGACCAATTTTGCCGTGTAGGGATCGCCGTGGAACCCTCTAAGAACTCCGAATCTTGAGATAGTAATTTTATCGGCAACAAACTTATGGTCGCAAAATTCATCTTCTCTTTCAGAATATAATGTCCATATTTCACCCCTAAAGTCTTGAAATGTATCTAAGGTTATCTTGCATAAACCATTTATTTTGTCAGAGTGATCATATCTTTTAATAACATTCATCCTAGCTCCTTACAAAATTCAACAACCTTGCCGCATATATCATCAGAGGATAATCCATTATTATCAATATGGTGGTCCCTATTGCCATTTTCAAAAATATATCTTTCCGGGAGTCCGATTCTAAGAACATCTTTCTTTAAACCAGCATCTGACAGGGCCTCTAGGACCGAAGAGCCGAATCCGCCAGATAATGTTTGTTCTTCTACTGTGACAATAACGTCATATTCTTTCACCGTATTGTGGAACAATTTAGTATTTATAGGCTTTATTCTCCACATATCCACAACAGATACCTCATAACCCCCAAAACTTAAAGCCTTCTGCGCCTCGCACACCCTGCCTAGCATATAACCACTAGACAGAATACATATTTTAAGTTTATCAGGGTTTCTTGGCTCGGAAAGTCCGGGTTTGGCGATCCGAATACCAGTTTTTATAGCGTGGCTCCCAGAAAGCCAAGAGGGGTAGGCTGACTCCATAACCTCGGCGTGTTTCCTCTCAAGTCTTATGTACCTAAGTTTTGGTTCTTCGCACGTTAAATTAACCAGATCTTTGACCATGGTGTTGTTGCTAGGAGAATATATCTCTATACCGCACAAGGATTTCATATATGCCATGTCCTCGTTGGGACAATGTGCAGGGCCTGCTGGCGAGTATCCGAGGGCGACACCATTTCCCAAGATTGTAATAGGATTATCAGCCATAGCACAAGAATATCTAATTTGCTCAAAGCATCTGGCTACCCAGCAGGCCATGAAATATACATAGGCCTTTTTACCATTAGCTGCCAGACCGGCTGCAAAGTTTATGGCGTTCTGTTCCGAAATGCCAGCGGCGAAAAATTGCTCCGGTAAATCGCTTCTCCAGCGGTCCAAGGATGGAGCACCCATATCAACTGATATTAGACAAATATCTTTATCCAATTTCGCTCGTTCAAAAAGGTTAGAAATAAATGTATCTCTTTGTGACATCATGATAGCTCCTCCAATCCCTTTTTAAGCAGTTCTTCCTCTTTAGGGATTATAGTGTGATATTGCCACACACCTTCCATATAGCTTACTCCCTTACCTTTAATAGTGTCTGCTATGGTAACGGTGGGCTTGTCGCTAATTTTAAGGGTGTTGGCCAGATCATCAAAATCATGGCCGTTCACCACCCTGGTCTCAAAGCCAAAACTCTCAAACTTGTCTTTAAGGGGCTCTAGACCAAGCAATTCTTCAGTTTCTCCCAAGATTCCCATTTTATTTCTATCGATTATCAAGTGGATATTATTAATATTGTGATGAGCAATAAACATAAGACTTTCCCAAACAGATCCTTCGTATAACTCCGCGTCACCTAACAAAACATAAACGTTTTTATCGTTACCGTATGCTAAGCCCGCAGCATATCCTATTCCGTTTCCAAGTGAACCACCAACAAAACTACATCCGGGGATCGATTGGTCAGCGTGCAGCCTAAGAATGCCCTCTGGGGTGCAATATTTTTCTAGTTCTTCCGCTTCGACAAAACCCAGATCAACCAATATCGGGTATACAGCAGGCGAGCCATGCCCCTTGCTATAGATAACAACATCTTTGTTGGGGTCAAAATCAGTTTTTTTATCAAAATAAAGCGAAACTAATATATCCACACACGAAAGGCAGCTAGCTAGATGCCCTGCTCCCGACCTAGTTTTAAACTCAAAAACTCTTCTTCTCACTGATTTTGCTATTGTTTCTAGTTCGCTCATTAATCCCCCAATATTTTTCTTTTTAATTTTATTTTTGTCATTTCCAAAATATCTTCCCTTGCTTTTTTTCCGCTCTTATCTTCTATAAGTTGCAAGAATGGCTCGTATGTATGGTATTTTGTCCAAGCCTCATCTCTAAACTTTAATATTTCTGCCGGCGATAAATCCTCCGTTGGAAGAGGCAATGTTTCGTATGAGTGAAAAGAGTAACCAACGTAATCATCGGGAAGGGCCAGCCCATCATCTAGAGCATCTCTATATAGCCTACTTCCAGGCAATGCCATAGCTGCATACATATTCCAACCTCTAGTACATAATTCCATGCTTAGGTCTAGTGTTTTCTGCATCGACTCGTGAGTGTCTCCCGGTAGGCCTACTAGGTAATTGGCCATTATGTCTATGTCGGCGTCGTGTACCATATCAATTATGTAATTGATATCCACGTCCTTGAATTTGCCCTTAGAGGCCTCCAAACGAACCTTAAGGTCACCACTTTCTATACCAAGGCACAACCATTTAATGCCAGCTTCTCTTATCAACTTTAGATTCTCGGGTCTTTTCACTGTGTCTACTCTAGAGTAGGCCCACATATTTAGGAATTCCCCATAGCCCCTTTCTTTTATCATATTACACAATGGTACATAATACTTTCTATTTAATAAAAACATTTCATCGCTGATCCTTAGAGTCTTCACACCTAAGGCAACCAATTTATCTATTTCTTTAATAATGAGTTCAGGGGACCAAAACCTCATCCCAGAGTAATTTGATGCAACACCAATTGGTTGATTGTCGTTTCTGTTTACCACGTTAATCATACAGAAGGAGCATTTAAACATACAGCCAAGAGAGGTGTATATTGCCGCATATGGGGCTCTGTCCTCTTCAATATAATTTGCGTGCCACATAGGAGATCTGTAAAGATCCAGAGGCTGCTCTTTATATGGTAAAAGATCCCAAGCATACCCAGGTAGGTCTATATCCATCCTGTTCTGGGGCACGGGCCTCTCGGGAGGAGTCAAGAACGGAACTCCGTTCTGCTTAAACCCTATACCTTTAATCTTTTCTAGATTCTCATGAGCAAAATTATCACAAGACAATAAACTCCACAGAGCATAGACTCCATCATTGGTTAGAATCATATCAATGCTATCTTCTTTTTCTAAGGTTTCATAAGGAAGGGCAGACATATGTGAGCCCACAAAACATATTGGGTTTCTCACTCCGTAATTCTTTACAGCCTTGGACAACCGAACTGCTCCACTCATGTTCACAGTTCCGGCATTTACATTTTGTCCATAAACAACAAAGCACACAAGCCTGGGGTTCAGCTTGGCTATCCTTTCGGCACTTTCTTGGTCGCTTAAATTCTCAGCAGTGGTGTCCATAATAGCCACGTTGTAACCCACAGATCTGCACGACTGTGCCAACAATAGACACCACGTTGGCGTTTCTATTGCTGAATATTTGTTTGAGAGGCCCTGATATATTTTACCACTGTTATTCGGCCTAACGAATAATACATCTAAGGTTTTGTTGTTCAAAATAAAACTCCTTAATAGTTCGCATACCAAGGCGATTCAATAATACTATACGCCTTTATAAGCTGCTCAATACCAACATCAAGATTGTATTGGCAGTCAAAACCTTTATCATAAAATTTTTGACTGCTCACAATATAATCTCTCTTATCGAGGTCCTGGGTAAACTCTGCGAAAATAACCTCTAGAGGAACATGTTGTTTAATTTTCTCTGATAACTGTAGTTTGTTCATATTAAGAGCGTCGTTCCCAACATTATAAGTTTCGTTTTTACAGTGCTCCCAATTATCGATTACAAACTTAAAGGCCCTGCACACGTCGTGCAGGTGAACATAATTTCTCATGTATTTGTGTTCGTATAAAACTAAGATCTTCTCCCTAAGTGCCTTCAAAACAAAATTATTAACCAATAAATCCGTTCTCATCCTAGAGGATGGCCCATAGACCGTAGCCAGTCTAAAGGTTACATGATTTTCAACATTTTGATATTCTTCCTCAGCAGCCACTTTGGTCACGCCGTAGAGGGATATTGGTTTGAGGGGAGATTCTTCGGTACAAAATTTGCCGCTCTCTCCTACACCATATCCTGAGTTGGTGCAGGGGTATATAACCTTTTGGTCACTGCGCTTGTTTTGGGCAATCCAGCGGTTAACCTCGTGGTTTACCTCGGTTGCTTCGCGTGGATTATCTCTACATAGCGGAAATCCGACTAGGGCAGCGAGTGGAATTATAATGTCCGCTTCTTCAACATATTTTTGTAGATGATTTATATTACGGACATCGCCTTTAACAAAAAAGAAGTTTGGGTTAGTCGTATACCGCAACAGGGAATCGGGCCCAAACATAAGCTTATCATAAACGGTGACCTTGTGGCCATCATCAAGAAAATATTGGGCGAGTTCGCTGCCGATGTACCCAGCGCCTCCAGTTATCAGTATGTTCATATGGAGATCCTCCCAAGCAGTATATCTTTAAACATTAACCAATCACATAATTTTGCCTTTAAAGGGGAAGAAAAAGCCGCAGGGGTGTTCTTCTCATAAAAGTAATGACCAGCCCATGCAAATGGGTAAATTATAAATGGTACAATAGGTATAAACCACCAATACCATTTATATAGTATTGCAATCGTAAATATTATTGTAACCCATTGCCCCATAAAATGCAAGCGTCTACAATATTTATTTTGGTGCAAAGATAAATAATACCTATAATATTCTTTAATTGTCATCCCAGCTAATCTCCCAATCCTTAAACTCAGCCGCCAGACAATCAATTTTATAATCCTTGCGACCACCGACAACTTCTTGTATTTTATTTTTTGCCGTGTTGCGTATGCCATTGAGTCCATGGGTTAATTCAAGATTGTTACCATCTTTTATACCTTTTCTATAGTTTGATTCATTGTGCCATATATGCAAGTTCATTTGTGATAAAACAACGACTGACCTTATGAAGTTTGCATCTATACCTTCCGAGTCAGGAAGAAGCAAATTAATGTCATGGCATATTTCTTCTATCTCTTTGGCGTATTCCTCTTTGTGGTCTGGTATAAATACCTCTTTGAGTTGCGCGATGGTGAGTCTATCGATAAGTTCAGACAAGGTTGGTAAATATTTCCTAAGCATTATCTTGGCCTCCCTGTATAGACGCCATTATCGCGCCAATAACATTGTCATCCAATTGTGTATGATTAACAGCTAAATGATAATTTTCTTCCACATATGGAAGCATTTGTTTATATTTTTCAAAAGACAGGCTTTTTAAAATATCATAAAGCTCTGTGGGCGAATTGAATCTAAGGACACCCTTCTCATTAAAGTAATCACCTAAATTTTCACATCCCCAAAATATAGGGACTGTACCACATCTAAAAGCATCAATAAGGGTTTCAGTAAAGTAATTATTATTTTTTGCATTCATTACGGTTATACTAAAGCAGTAATCTTTTAAACACAAATATTTATCTTTTTTATCGAACTCTTTAAATGCACTTCCCCAAAAATCCACCTCAACCTTATCTTTAATTAAATTTGTTATTATGTGCCTAAGCTGGTGGCCTGGGGCCCAGTTTTTATTTGAAGCTATGTGGGACAGTAATTTGTTTTTCTGATATAGTTTGGCCTTCTCATCGGATATCCATGTGCTACCAGTTGATATTTTTACATACTTTGGCCCTCTAGCTAGCAGCCCTTCATCATGAGTTACAATAAGATCAAAATCATCCTCAAGTGATAAAATAAATTTGTACGCAAACGGGTGTATTTGTTTGCATTCATGCAGAAAAGCAACTTTGTAATCACTCTCCACTTGTTTTACTAGTGGGGACATAATGTCTTTATCAGTAAAAACAGTTATTCTTTGCTTCTCATCTGGGAGAACTGCTGGGGATATGGCGCAGTCCTGCGCCCCTCCGTAGTATTTCCAATTTACACTTGTAGGTGCAATAGCAGCACCAGTGAGACTCCAGTTATCTCCTATTTTATTTAACGGCGTCATTAGACTGTCATAAAGAGCAACTTCAACCTTCTCCATTAAAGAAATCCTCCGTATTTATCGCCTTATCACAAATAAATAAATCATAATGTGGTTTACCAACCTTTACCTCTGTATGTTTAACTCCCCACTCCACCAATTGGCTCTTGGTTAGCGGTAGATAATCTACCATTGATACAGAACCTCTAGCAGTCCAGTAAGTAACTGTGTGGCCTTGATCATACAATTTATTCATTTTTTCGATGTTTTCTTTTATCGGAATTGCATCAGCGTAATTTCTTTGCCCTTCATATTTGCAAATGGTTTCATCTATGTCAACATAATATATCATTAGTCCCCCTTTAGGATTCTGTAGCTGTCGCTGTCAAAGTGCTGGGTAGAGAATTCGAATAGCTCCGTGTCCTCTAGGGCCTCCATTTGATGACGCAGGCCTCTAAAAACGTGGAAGTTGTCGCCCTTGGTCAAAACTCTCTCTGCGGCCCTGCTTAAATCGTCTCCAGTCGAGTATCTCACTAACATTTTACCCGACTGAATATAGAATACTTCATCTTTTAATTTGTGATAGTGCCAAGAACACTTCTTACCTTTTACGAAATAAAGAAGTTTACCACAATACTCATCACAATTAACAATCCACTTCTCAAAACCCCAGCCTTTTGGCACAAAATTCATGGGTAGCTGAATATCACTTACCATATTGTTTTACCCCCATCAATTATAAGATTGGTGCCAGTCATATAACTACTCGCGTCAGAGCACAAGAAAGCAATCGCCCCCTTATATTCATCAATATCTGCCATCCTTCCCATGGGAATAATATTGGATAATTTTTCAACAAAGTCTTCAGGGTGGTTGTTGTATACTCCCGTAGGACTAAGACAATTAACTCTAATCCCCCTTTTTGCAAAATAAACAGCCAGATATTTAGTCATACCAATAATTGCCCACTTTGCGGCTGAGTATGTGACGGGTTTGACATTTTGCGCCTCCTCGGCAACACCATCTTTTCTATAGATCCTCTGATCCGGGGCGATAACACCGAGATCGGAAGAAATATTTAAAATTACGCCGCCGCCTGTAGCCAGCATTTTATTAGCCACCGCTTGAGAACAGAAAAAAGTTCCATTTATGGCGGCGTCAATACCCTCAAACCAATATTCTTTTGTCATTGTTTCAAATCTGCTAGTAGGTGACAGGCCATCCTCTTTCTTCACCTTGGGGTCTTTTGCCGCATTATTAATTAATATGTCAATCTTGTCATAACAATCCAAAACTTTTTGGATTGATTCAGGATCAGTAACATTCATGTGATGCCAAGTAGCAGAACCATCCCCATACTTTGAGTTTAGGTTATTCGCTTTTTCCAAAGCTCTATCAACATGGTGATCTGTTATAATAACATTACCGCCAAATTCAATTATTGCCTCGGCATGCTTTGGGCCTAAAAGCCCGCCTGCGCCGGTTATGAGAGCTGTTTTGCCCTCTAGATTAAAAATATCACGCCCCATTATACATCTCCTGTAAAATGTCTCTATGTCTAAGAACAGTGGGGACCTCCTCTCCGGATGGACCCCTAGCTGTTTGTAGAGTATATAAGTTGTTATAACCAAGTTCTTTAAGTATGGCAAATATTAACTTAAAATTTGTTTCCCCTTTTCCTGGGGGATATGACATGCTGCCGCCATGTCGGATTCTATCTTTAAGATGAACATTGTTAATCTTATCAAAAATAAGATCAATATAATTCTCATGATTTACAAACATGCTTGTCATATTACCGGTATCGTAAGTTGCGTAAAACTTATCCGAGGCTTCAAGAACTTCCATAAGGGGTCGAGCAGCCATTTCTGCCTCAAAAGAAAATTTTAAACTAGGAAATCTGTTCGATATTGATAATATATTTTTTTTGAAATACATTCTTAATTCGTCATCCACCAACGAACTTTGCTCTAATAATGGTATAGTAACAAAGTCGATGTCGTGTCTTACGGCAGCATCGCATATAGGAATAAGATTACTCTCCAAAAAAGGTAGAGTGAAAATTCTTTTATCAACAAGATTGTCAGCACATATTGAACTAATTGGTAAATCTTGCTTATTAAAATTTAAATTTAATATTGGATTTGTTGAAAAGGAGTTTTTTGTTACAATCCATTCAATATGATTAAAATTATGTTGCTGTAGTAAATCGAATTCCCTTCTCCATTGCATAGGGGTGTCTTGGAACCCTTCCAGCGGCGGCGAGAATCTGCCTTGAATAATTCCTAGATCCATTTATAACTCCTCAACAATTTCTAAAAACACTCCGCCAAGTGCCTTGGGGGTTCGTGTAAAAAACACCTTTACCTTCCCTCCGGGAGGTTCTAGGGGCAAATTTACATTAATACAACCACTATTTTGAAGCTGTGTGAACAACTCCTCGGCGTCTGAGACCGTGAACGCTGCGTGGGAGCAACCAAAATCTGTCAGTTTCCAGAAAGATTCTTCAAAAACTTGAGGCAAATCATAAAACTTTAGCAACTCCAGTAAACCGCCCTTAGAGTCGGCCAATTTAACTGTCCGTACCTTAGCTCCCGGTACACCGAGCATAGTACTAATATACGAGCCCTCCTCAAGCATATCCTTTGTTACAACCAAATTAAAATTTTTACTATAAAAATTTATGGATTGGTCGATATCATCTACAACTATACCAGTGTGTCTAATCATTTTGTTTACTCACATATGCCAGCAACATAACTTCGTTCGAAAATCTAATAAATTTATTAATTGAGTTAGGTAACCAAGATCTCTTAAAAGGTCTAAACGGAATAGGAAAAATAGATATAATCTTTGGTATAATTTTTAGTATAGAATTCCTCCAGACAAAAGGCAATTGATAAAAATATTCTACTTTTACATCTTGAAATCCTGACATTTTCAGGGCCTCTTCTAACGAGTGTCTGGTGAAGGGTGTGACGTGCGTGTGGTCTATGTAAAACGGCCCCCAATAGCTATGCTCCCAACTTGGTGTCATTATTACAGCTTTACCTCCGGGCAATAAAACTCTGTGTGCCTCACTCATAAGATTCAAGGGGTTGTTCATATGTTCTATGACAGATTTACTAAAAACAAAATTTATTGACCCATCCTTAAAAGGTAGTTTATCAATTTCCAAATCAGCCTTGTGTATTTCATAATCACTATCAGCAGGGCTAATATCTACGCCCATGGCTTCAAATCCTAAATTAGAAAAAACGTTTAAAAATTCACCATCGCCACAGCCAATATCTAAAATTTCTAAACCTAAACCCTTGGGTCCAAAAAAGTTTTTAGTTAAAAACACACCAAGTTTGCTTGGATAATCAGAGTCTCTTTTTCCGTAAGTGAACTCAAGGTATTTCTTATCTTTTAGAATATCTTTAGATGCCATCGTTCTCTTGCTCCAGACATGTTTTAACAACAAGTGCAGATTCAACAATCGCATCCTTTGAAATTGTAAGCGGGGGCCCAAATTTGATTGAGTTTCTACCAGTATACACAGGTAGAACGCCGTTTTGAATACATCTCTTGGCTACATTTGTTGCTGTCTCTGTGTCATGAAAAATAACGCCCGCAACCATCCCACGACAATTTACATCAGCAACAAGTGGTGACTCTAGTAGTTCTTCAAAATAACTTTCAAATACAGGTATTTTGTCTTGTAAATCTTTTTGAAATTTGTCGCTTGTTAAAAAATTAATATTTGCCAATGAAGCGGCAGAACACAATGCATTTCCAGCATGTGTTCCCCCAACAACTGCTTTTTTATCAACATCTATAATCTCTTTGGTTCCCAGTAAGGCAGACATGGGTAATGAGGAAGATATCCCCTTGGCCAAACATATAAGGTCTGGCTTTATGTCGCTTGTGTAGGACATGTATCCGTATAGAGTACCCATCCTATAAAAACCAGCCTGTATTTCATCAAAACAAATCAATATACCGTGTTCTTTGGCAAAATCATAAAGGTCACGAATATATTGGTCCGGGTACATTAAAGCTCCCCAACCTTGGTATGTTTCAAGAAAAAAAGCAGCTATATCTTTAGGGTCTGGCAGAGCCGTGGGGTCGAAAACACAGTTTTTAGTCGGAAAGTCTATAAATTTGATACTTTCATCCTTAAAACCACACCACTCAGTTGTGGTTTCATCACCACAAAGTAAATCAGACCCAAGTGTCCTGCCATGATAGCTACCCCTGAATGATATTGTATATTTTCTATCATTCTTCGCGGCCCAAAATTTAATTAATTTTATTGCTATGTCTGTTACTTCTGAACCAGAGTTTAACAAAACTGCCTTTTCAAAGTGATCAGGCGATATTTCCAACAATCTATCAATAAAATCTGCCTTAGCTTGGTTGTTATAAAGGAAGGAAAACCACATATCCTTGTTAAGTTGTTGTTGAATAGCACTTTTGATCTCTGGGTTTGCATGTCCAGCGTTAGCCACAAATATCCCCGCTGTCATATCGATGTATTTATTACCGTAAGTGTCCCAGACACTAAAATCTTTAGCTCTTTCCCAATCTATAAGCTGCTGGCTCAGCGCTACTGACTCCCGGTCGCTTTTCTTTTTTGATAGCGTAGTTGGCGCAAACATCACCTTGCTAAGTATGTCTCTATTATTTGTCTTTATCATCAAGTAATCCCCCTCGACATCCAGTCTGACATGTCGCTAGTTTTTAGTAAATACCTCAGAACATCAGGTGGAGACCCGCTTCTCATCATTGCTTGTATTGTATCTAATTGGTAACCGGTGTCTATTTCCAATGTATAATCAGTTACTAAAGGAAATACTTTACTACCAAATGCCTGTCCGTGAGCGGACAAAGTTTCTGGTTTTACTAAATCGATGTAGCCATTCGGCTGATATGCTTTTGGGAAGACTTGTCGAGGAAGATTTGTGTAATTTTTATTCCCGTTAAAATCCTCAAAAAATCCCTTAAAGTATTTTTGTCCTAATTTTAAACACTTGTACGGGGACTCTGGAAGCTCGTGTGCAGACCTAGCTGCCGTAGACTCGGCGTACTCAGCGCTGTTTTGATATAAATCTATGTAATCATCTATTTTTTTTGGATCTCTAATCGGTGTGGTGGGCCTAATAAAGGCTATACACTCTTCCTCCCCTCCCCCTTCATAGTAGCCCTGCTTTGTCAAAAAATGATTAATAACATCAAAATCGGTGGATGTGTCGGTTGCATATCTTGCGGGTCTCATAAATGGAACTTCAGCACCATATTTTATTGCTTCCCTTGCTATTTCATCACTATCCGTAGATACAACTATCCTATCTATTCTTTTTGACATTTTACAGGCAGCTATGGAATACGCTATTAGCGGAAACCCTACCACCTTTGCGATATTCTTTCTAGGGACGCCCTTGCTGCCGCCCCGTGCAGGAATAAGGGCTGTTATTCCGGCCACTGATGATTCCTAAGTTTATCTCTGACCGGAACTTCCGACTCTTGCACAGTCTTTGTGGGGCTGCCAAGGGACAGTTCTACTGTCCTAATATCTTTAACCAGTCTCGTTAGATCATCTAATTCAATAGACGCAGGCTGGTCCGAGCCATACATGGTTTTATCAAGTGTAATGTGCCTCTCGATACAGGTAGCGCCCATGGCGGCTGCCGAGACGGATACAATACGGCCAGTCTCATGGCCACTATAACCAGCGGCACACTTAAATACATCCCTAAGCGTCCACATAGCCCTTAAGTTAGCGGCCTCATTCTTCATAGGATAAGTGCTATTACAATGCATTAATGTAAATGGACAATCGTGATGATTAAATGTGTTTACAACACGCTCAATTTCTTCCATAGTGCTCATGCCTGTGGAAATAAATGTGTGCCTGCCTTCCCTAGCAATTTCCTCAACCAGTTCCTTATATGTTAGAAGCGCCGAAGCGATCTTGTTGTGTTTCAGATTGTACTGCTTTAAAAAGTCTTGACTTTTTAAATCCCAAGCAGAGGCAAACCAATCGATTCCCACCGCTTTACAATACCGATCAATTTCATCATATTCTTGCTTTCCAAATTCGAGCCCAAGTTTTTGCTCTCTATTGGTTGTCCCCCAGGGGCTTTCTCTCGGTCTGTCCAAATCAGCTTTCGTATAGACTTTTTCTACACACCTCTTTTGAAATTTAACAGCGTCACAGCCTGCTCTGACCGCACCATCAATCATCTTCTTAGCGATGTCTAAATCGCCATTATGGTTAATACCAATTTCTGCTATAATATAAACACTCATAATAACTCCTAATGTATACTAACTCTTAACAACAATAATGTCAAGGCAATTCTCCTTTTACAAAAACATCGTGCCAAGAGCTTCTGTCTAAATTGATAATTTCAATATCAAGCTTCTCGGCACTCTCCTTTATAATTTTCATATCGTCTAATATAAAATCCCTAAAAACGTGCTTCCAGTGGCCAACGTTT